TCCCACTTAACAGTACCACCATAATCTCCATCTGAGATATTAGTCAAGTCACCATCAAATCGAGCAGAACCAGGACCATGTACAGAAAAATACATAGTTCTTGTAACTGGTGTGTCATTCAATATATCTTGAAGTTTTTCAAAGTGAACTGGTGAACCAGCAGAACCTCTACCAGTATAATCAATATCTTGGGTACCTGTTGCCTCAATATAATTCATACCTGAAGTTGAAACATCAGAAACGAATGCGAATGCACCACTACCACCAATTTCAGCAGAACTTTGGAATTGAACTAGGTCATTAACTTGATAGTTAACACCACTATTTAAGATATTGATACCAGTAACAGAACCTTGGAAGATAGATGAAATTTGTGCAATAGCACCCACACCACTATCGCCAGGTGCAGTGTCAACTTGTAGAAGTGTACCAGCAGAATAACCAGTACCGCTATCATTAACAGTAATTGTTGTCAACATTGGGACGATACGGAATTGAATCGGATTTCCAATATCATCAATATAATAAACATATTGTCTATCTGCTTCATCATCAGAAGTAGAATAGAAGAAATCCCCCAAACCAGTTAGGTTGGTGATATATGCTTCTGTGATTAGATTGTCGCCCAAGTAGAATTGAATAATACGGTCTACTTTTGCAGTTGCCCAAATTCTAGTTTCTGGAATATTGGTATATGGGTCAACATAGATATAATCTTGTTGAATCGTTTTACCAGTAAGTTGGAATACGTCATAGTTGTTATCGTTCAATAGACGAACAGAAGTAACAGTAGACCACTTACCATCAGATGCACGAAGAATATCATTCTTCGGATAATAGAATTCAACTTGCTCATTAAAGAGGATGTTGAAAAGGAATTCGTATGACTTCTCTGTACCCTTTGAAGAGTAGAATGAGCGAATGTTTTTGATTAGAGTGCGCTTATCTACCTCAATATCTTTTGGAATTTGAGTTAGGAATTCATTTTCAAGATGCTCTAAGAATAGGTCAACAGACGTATCTACGTCTTGAGATTCTAAAAGTTTTTGTACGTTAAAGTCTGTGTTGCCAGGTTGACTCAACCACTCATAGTACGCTTCCATGAAGCGTTGGAACATTGGATATTCTGCACTAACAAAACCAGGGAGTTGGTCTCCCAAAGCATGTTTAATAGAACGGTCAATGTGTTGAACGTTTGTTAGAGATGCACCGTTTGCAAGTAGAACAGAGTCTTGATAAAAAAGTTTAGGAACAGGACCTTTTGGAAGAACAATCTTAACTTGTCCTTGGTCTGCACCATTACCAGTTACTTGGAAGTCATATGATGAACCATCACCAAGCACCCTATCCACTTTAATGTAGAAAGGGTGACCTGGTGTCTGTACATTGAAGATGTAAGTATTCCCACTCTGTAAGTCGAGTGGGGGAATTTCTTGTCGATTAATCAGATAACGATTATTCGCACTGAGCGTTACATCATAGGTATATGTTGCCATCTAACTTAGTTCCCAGCAAAGATTTCGTTGATTTTCTGAGTGTATCTGATTTGTGAATCAGTAGCATTGACTAGAATATCCTCTGGTAAAATCTCCAAGATTTGATTTCGAATAGAGAATATATCATGGTCAGCAGGAACTACTGTAATCACTAACTCAGAATCATTATCGGATTCGGGAGCAAAGTCAAATACTTGAACACGACCAGTGTCATAATTTACTGTACCCAATCCAGTATCAATCAAACGTCTTTCGCCAACAACAGTCTTATAGATGTTGAGGTTACCGTATCCGTCATCTGAAATATAGCACTGACTATCCCCAAAGTAAGTAAACGTATTTGTTACGATAGAACCAAAGTGTCCTTCGTGTGGATATTCTAGTGGGTTTGAAAATGCAGCAGAATATGACTTAGACACGTTTGGTGTCATAGGAAGTTTAGTTGCAAGTTTCAATGTAACGTTAGAGTTTTCGATTGCTTCGTTTGATTCATCAACAACCTTACTGAAATTTGAATATCTAAAATATGCTTTAAATTGCTCAAGTTTAGTATTTGAATAATTCAATGCTGCTTCTTTAACATTCGCTTCAATATCTGCCGCTGCATAACCACCAACTTCACGGTTAAAATAAACTTGAATATTTGGTTGAATGAAGATGTATGATGGGTCAATGATTTCTGGTGTAATAGAAACCACATTACGTTCTTTTAGAATAGAATCGACAATCTCTGCTTTTGCAATTTCGTTAATTATAAAACCACTCTTTGGTTTTAGGGCAATATAAACCTTACCATAAACTGGTGGGTCATTCTCTTCACCACCCCATGATGATACTGCTTGAACATCAGGGTAGTTTTGTAGAATTGCGGTTCTGTAGTCAGTAGAAGTTACCACACGGTTTTGTGCGTTAAAGTTTAGCGGAGCAAGGTAGCGAATTGATTCAATACCTTCACGCTCTGCACCACCAGTAGATTTTGTATTTCCAGCGGCAACAACAATATCTTGAGCATAACCCTCAATTGGTGTTGTGTATTTGAATTTATTTGCACCGTTTGCAGCAGGACCATTAGTAGCAAGATAGTTAATCATAATGATATTATTATGCTCTAGTGCTTTACCCATATTCCCATCACCAAAGTAAATCTCATATAGTTCTTTGGAAGTTTCTTGCAAAAAGAATACTGGACTTTCAGAAGTTAGGTTTGAAATAGAAACCGTCTTTAGGAAAGTTTGTGTTTGTAGGTTGGTTGCAGAACGTTGCACTTTAACATCAATAGTTGAAGTATCTACATTACTGTTCTTAATAATGAAACGTTGAGCAGGGTCATTGTTATCAAAAACATATTCTTGATTGATTACGTTGCCTTCGTATAGATAAACATTCGGAGTGGAGTAAACATAGTAATCTCCATCCAAAGATTCTTGTGTTGCGTTGTGAGAATCCACTGTGTTAAATTTGTAAGTAACACCATCAATCTCACTGTCGTAAGTTGTATACTTTGGAATAGAAATACTTGAAGGTAGTGGGTTAGTTGACGCAGGTACCTTAATTTTAATCTGTACTGCAATTCGTGATGAACCAGCAGAACGAGGAGTATACCCCAACATCTTTGCACGAGACACAACGGACTCACGCATCTGTGCAGTATCCAAGAACATTTCGTTTGCAACCATGTTCATGTAGTACGCATTGTAGTGTGTGTTATACGCAAGCAAGTCCAATAGCACTGCCATTGAACTGCCTTCGAAATCGTAATCCTTGAATTGACTCTGAGACTTTAGGAAACCTTTAAGACTATCCTTAATCTGGTCAAAATCAAGTTCTGATACTTTTAAATCTGCCATTATCGAACTCTCTCTAAGAATGTTTCAACCGCTAATTCTTCTGCAATATTCTCGATATAGTACATGATGATAATCTCATACCCATTTTGGTCTGGATATCCATTTACTTTCACTTCCGATATCGTCACCCGTTTCTCAAAGTTTTGAATAACTTCGATTATTGCTAGTTTTAAGTTATCCTCACTGAACGAACTAAACGGTTCAAATAGGGTATCACGAATATTGCCACCGATTTCTGGATGAAACGGTCTCTCATAGTGAGAAGTCATAAGCAAGTTCAACATAGAACGCTTGACTGCTTCAACGTCTTTGACACGACCAATGTCACCCGTCACTGGGTGTGGCATGAAGTTCAAATCAAAGTCCGTATAGGTTGCAGTTTGTGTTTTTAGTAATGCTGACATTTCTCTCTTTATCCAGTTTGGTGGTATCCTATTTTATTTATAAGACAAGTCTAACCACCTGCAAATACGTTACCACTTCCAGCGGCAACAGAAGTACATCCGCTAATACCATCCCCAACACGACCACATCCCTTTTTGTTCACAAAAACGGTACCACTTCCACTTGCGATTGACGCTACATGACCTGGGCATGGTGAACCTGGTAGTAGGTGTCCAGTATTAATATCACCTTGTCGTGATACTGGAATTCCGTTAGCAAATACATTACCACTTGCCGCTGCTCTAACCATTCCAGAACAGTGTACGCTATCTGCATCGCCAATTCGTGTTACTGCGGGCATTATCGTGTCTCCCTTTTAAGTAATTCTTTGAATTTGGACTCGTGTGAATCCATCTCCCTATGTTGTTCATCCGTATGAGGTGGTGGTGGAACATTAGGTAAAAACTTAATCACGTTTTCTATAACTTGAGGAATGTCCTCATATTTGTAGTATGTCCTAATCTGTCCATCCACTAAGATTACAAACACACCCTCCATTACGGATTTCTTTCTAAGTATGCAGTAATCCAAGCACCTGCGGCATCCCAATCATTACCAATACGGTGAGTCACACTTATAGTTTCTGTCTCTACCACATCAGGTACCAATGGGTCTTCCCAATTTACTGTAACATCAAATACAACATCCAAATAATCTTTCGTATCATTCTTTACGACAAGTAAGTCTTGTCCTTCTGGTACGTTAGAAAATCCACTCACTGTCTCAGGTGGAATATGCTTTGGATGAATTGGGTCAAAGTTATCATCATCGTCTAGGTTGGTTACTTGTCCCTTCTCAATGTAGATAATCTTATCTTCCCATCCCGCAGAGTACACTCCATTAATAGTGACTGTATCTCCACTCCATGATAACTCAAGTCCCTTATCTTCGACTTGAGGTACCACGTTTGTCACTTCAATATTAATCTCACCCTCATCACCAATGATAGTAAAACTAACATCTACTTCCTTTTCTCTAATGGTTGGTGACGCTAATCCTGCTAATGCTTCTACATGAGGTGCGCCTTCAACCAAGTCAGCAGTTGTCAATGCCATCTTTTTTCCTATATTTTAATTTTTTTTCAAAAACCTCTTGACAAGTCTTGACAAGTGTGTTATTATACAGTTGTTGGGTTTATTATACCATATAGTATTTAGTATTAGTTCAATTAGTTCAAGTCGATTCTTGCACCGTCAATATCTACGTTACCACCTGCTTTGATAGTATAATTCCCACCGCACTCGTGCGTAACGTTTCCACTTGTCTTCGTTGTTACATTACCAGTTGTGTCAATAGTAACATCACCACCAGTGACAACAATATTAATTCCTCCACCACCATCAACTTTTAAATCTACACCTACGCCACCGCCTGTCATAATTTTCAAGTCAGCACCGTAGTTTACTGTTTCCCCACCTGCAACATGCTTGAATGAATTTCCATCTGTGAAGATGTGGGCATCGTTGATTGTCTTTTGAATCATATCTGCATTTGGTTGCATCTCAATACCAGTACCAGTATGGTGACGGATGTTGATTCGTGCTGCACCTGGACTATCATCCAATTCTAGTGCGTGTCCACTTTCAGATACGATTGCTTTGTTGTATGGATAAACCGCTGCGTATGAGGAAGCGGGTTCATCAAAGGTAGAACCGTCTGGTGCAGTTAGTCCAGTTTTTCTTGCACTGTCTGCAACTGCTTGACCCGCAGAAGGTGTACCAGTAGAAGCACCTGGAGTACCCGCTGCGGTCAAAGGTACATTATCTTCTGGTGTAATTTCCGCTGGTTTGGTTCCGTCAGAAGGTACTACGGTTGAAGTAGAAACTGGTCTATTCGCCAAAGGTTCAGGACCTTCATCGCCCAAGTCATCTGCCCAACCACCAGCACCCTTAGTTGGGATTACCCCCAAGACATAAGGTACTTGCGCTGCTTCTCCATCTTGGAAAAACCCAAAGACCCAATCCCCAATACGAGGTGGGTTAATCTGAGGATTTGGTGATGGTTCGTAAACGACAACTGCCCACGGCAACGAAGCAGTAGGTAGTTGTTCAACATTATCTGTATGCCATCCAAGGCAACGTACTTTGACACGACCTAGTTGTTCTGGGTCATCTCTCTGTACAACTCGCCCCATCCACCATATGAAACCGTTACGTCCTGGTAGTCTTTGATTCTGCATCTTGTTTTACCTTCTCATAATCTACATTATCTTTGAGGTGTTCAAACTTATCTACCAAACCTTGTCTACACAATTCTTCTAGTGACACACTAGGTAGGTCTTTTAGTTTCTGTTTGTTTTCTTTATTGCTCATTACTTAAATAGTTCGCCAGTTTCTTTAGTTTTAGGAACGTTATCTTTCATCCAATCATAGATTTGTTGTTGCAACTCTTTATTGTCAACTGGACGCTTACCCTCTTTCTTAACTGTTACATATGTAAAATCTTTAACAACCAATTCGCCAGCGTCAGTTTTAACTGGTTTACCGCTTGCATCCAAGAAAGGAATTGTGTTTTCTCTATTATTTAGAATGACAGCAACCTTACCATCTAGACCACGAGGAATAGAACCAGTTACGATTTGGTGCATTGTTTTTGCAGCACCAACGTGTGTTTTCAACATGATGTTATCTGGAACAACCCTTGCACGACCTGCGTTATTCTTAACTGCAACTGCATAGTTTGTTAGTACCCACACCAAATGTACATTGCTTGACTGATAACCAACACCTTCTAGTTTTGGTAGAACGTCTGTAATATCTTCAATATCTTTTAGAGTAACGTCAAAAATAATATTTGGAAGTCTATCTGCTGATACATCTGTTAGAAGCAAATCAAGAGACTTCTCTTTGATTCCCTTGTCTTTTACAAATGTGTGTAGTTTGAAAACGTCTTTACCATTACGCAAGTCTAGACCTTGAATCTCAGGATACTTATTTTTCAATTTAGCAATTTTTAGTAAAGCAACTTTCCACTCATCAACGTCACGAATTTTGTATGATGAACTATCCAAAAACTTTGAGATAGCAAACCCTTTACCAGAACCTGCACCGCCTGCTAGAAATACAACTTGTCCGTATTTCGCTCCGTTGTTAAACAGAATTAATTTTTCTTGTAGGTCTTGTGCTTCTTCTTGAGTGTTCACGACCCACTCTTTAAGTGATTTCATTTACTTTCTCCTTATGGTACTAAACTGTCAATCTTTTCTCTAGACGAATCTTTGACAACTCGGACGTTCTGTAAGTATTGTTCTTGTGTCCAGTTGTGATTAATTGCGGTAATCAAAGCGTTTCCACTAATCTGACTATCGTTTAAAAGTCCTTGGTCAACACCAACAGTAGCAGGTAGGTTTACATCAACCACATCACCAATCTTTCTATTAGTATTACCGTTCAACTCCAAGTCAATCTTCATGCCTTGCATCAAGTTTGCTTGAATTCTTTGTGTTTGTGCAAACTTCTCTACGCCACTTGGGTTTGGTTCAGACGCATCTGTAAATAGTAACTGTAAGTTTGCTTGAGAATTCGCAGTAGAAGACTTATACACTTTTTCAAACTTACTGCCCATTGGAAGATTTGGTTCCATAGTCTCAATCTTCTTAAACACATCTTTAACTGCTGTATCTACAAAAGCAACAGAACCTTGAATTGGGTCAAATGTAACTTGAGTGCTTGCGGTTCCACCACCAACAACTCTCTTCAAGTTATCGCCTTGGTCAATAATATTGTAGTTACGAATTGCTTGGTTATTTGCTGCAACATCATCTGCGCCACAAATGTTTTGACCTGTCCAAGTCAATTTTTCTCTTTGCTTAGAATCGACTTTAGGTTCGATTTCATCCATTAGAGATTGAACTGTTCTGAAATGAAAACCGTCAAGTCCTTCCCAAAACTGATAGTCTGAACCTTCACTGTACTTTGCAGATTGTGCAGTCTTTTTCATTTCGTTAATGATTCTCGTTGGAGACCATTGACTAAAAGACATTCGTCTTGGATTCTTAGTTTTTTCTACATCAAATTTCTTATCAACTTTTAGGTGTTGATTATATATCTTTGTAACTTCATCTGAAATAAGTTTACCGTCAAATCCAATGCTTATCGGATTTGTAATATTCTTGAATGCTTCCTTAGACATAAAGTGAAGCACATATGCTTGTGTTAAGTTACCAGTGGAAGCACGACCTGAAACTTTATAAACTTGAAACTCATGGTCAATTGTTTGGTCTGCACCTGGCGTTTCTATTTTAATGCTGAGAAATTCTTCACCACTAATTGGTGTTTGTTCAATCAAACCAGAAGAGTCAGATATCATTAGAGTACCGTGTAAAAACGGTTTATAGATATCTTCATAAATATGCATCTCCACCATGATACCAGTAACATCAACAGGTGTACCAGTACCATACTGTGGTTTGATTTTAATTTCGTCAACGAGATAGTCACTCGCCCTTTGCATTCCTGCTGACATATTATACTATTACCTTATCTGGGTTCAATAAGTCTTTTAACTCATCAACAACTTGGGCAACATGGATTGGTTTAAGAAGACGGATAGTTCTATTTTTGTTATTCAATTCTTCTTCATAAACAATGTTGGAAACTTCCCTACGTTCATCTGCTGGGATGCTCAACCATTGATTATAGTCAACCTCTACTCCCCTTACGGTATCTTCGTAATGATGTGTTGCTTTTAACGTAGCAATTTTATATTGTCCAAACTGCATAGAACCTTCTAATGTTGTTCCATCGCTTGAAATCATTACTGTATTTGCTTGTTCGCCCTTTTCGAAAGACCCTCTAGTTTGGTCAATTCCAATACGACCAGTTGAAGGATTCCATTGAAGAACAATGCCTTCTGCACCAGAAGTTACGCCAACAATCTTTGCGCCAACTTTAATGTCACCACTAAATGAGTTGGTATTTAATGTCACGCCCTTATACTTCTCATTCACATAGTTTGAGAATGTTTGATAGTCCATACCCACATCCCAACGTCCGTCAGGTGTAGTATTCATCATCATAACAATCCAGTGAAGACCTGCATCATCGTAATACTTATCTGCAATCATTTCTGGGGTATCCCCTTCTTGCAAATCGTATCCGTAAAAGATGCGTCCATCATCACGCAATATTTCTTTAATTTTGTTTCTCACCATAATGTTGGTAAGAACCTTCTTTTCTCCTTGCAAGTTATATTGAACTTGTGGATACTTTAGAAAAAATCTGTTCTTCTTAGATAGCATATTTTACCCCCTTAAAATGGCATTGCGCCATCAAGACGTTCTTTAGTGAGGTAAGAAGTCTCTTTGAAGTTTAATGTTAAGTCGATTTCCGCAGGTGAACCATCCTCAAATTGTGCGGCAACACCAGAACCAGAACCGTTAACGTTCATTCCAGTTAGGACTGCCTCACAGAATCCACCGTAGAATCCTTTGTCGCCTGAAATGTTAATTGAGAATACAGACGGAACATCGAAAATTGCTTGTCCAGTACCTGCTTTAAAGTTTGGGTGCATGTGATATTTTAGTTTATTGATAGCACCGATAACCCCTGCGGATTCTCCCGCATTGCGAGGGAAGAATTTAAACGAGAAGTTGAACTCACGGAAACCAACCCCTTGGAACATAACTTCCATGTGGTTGTTATATGCAGTACCCGTCTTCTTGTAGACGGATGCTTTAAGACCAGAAAGTCCAGTAAAAGATTCTATTGCCCCACCAGCAGTATCCGCACCTGCTGCCGCTGCTCTTACACCAAACTCTTTAAGTCCATCCATAAAGTTATCTGATTGATATGCCTTGAGCATATTCGACATTTCAGTTTCTTGGTAGTTTGCAGTGTATTGCATCTCAATCTGTTGTGGCAGATAGAAACGAATATTACCTAAACCAAAGGTCAAAGAACCAGAGATGGGTTTATTCTTTACATACGAATTGTTGGGGTTCAACTGTGGTGTAAAGGTAATACTAGGTCCGTTGTGTCCAATCGGAAACTGAAAATTAGGTGCTGCAAACTTACTGCCAAAAAGTTTTGACAGTGGGGCAGCAATTTTTGCGGCAAGGTTTAACGCCATGGGAATCCTCTGTTTGTTGTCCTAATAAATAAGGTGTAGTGTTCCATATATTATTTATAAACTATTTATAAGGCGGTTGAGAATTATGGCGTATAAGGGTAGGTATTCTCCTCAGAATCCACAAAAATACAAGGGAGACCCCACAAAAATTATCTATCGCTCTCTATGGGAGCGTAAGTTTATGATATATTGCGATACCAACGCCAATGTGTTGGAATGGGCAAGTGAAGAAGTAATCATCCCATACAGAGACCCTACTAGCGGAAAGAACCGCAAATACTATCCAGACTTCTGGGTCAAGTATGTAGACAAAGAGGGTAAGATTGCTATTCGTCTGATAGAAGTCAAACCGAAAAGACAACTCCTAGAACCAGACCCTAAGAAGAAGTATAACACACCTACAGGTCGCTTGTCAACAAAATATGTCAGAGAAGTTAAGACTTATGCAGTGAACCAAGCAAAGTTCAATGCAGCAAAAGAGTTTTGTCTAGACAGAAAGTGGCAGTTTCAGATTCTAACAGAAGACCATTTAACTTAGACGTATAAATAGATATAGCAATCTAACTATAGGCAACGGACTAATTAATGGCAGCATCATATGTGTTTAACGACATTCTCTTGGACGGGGTTCGCTCTGGGGTTATTCCAGCACGAACTAAAAAAGCAAGAGAGTGGTATCGTGACAAAGCAAAGTCTACGAGGGTTACTCAAGGTAAACTTTTGAGTGACGCTGAACGTATGCGTAGTCGTGTACTACCTGGTACAATGATGATGTTCGTATACGATGCGAAGACTAAAAAGAAACTCCCATACTACGACAGATTTCCACTCACAATTATTGTGGACACTGCACCTGGTGGTTTTGTTGGTTTGAACTTGCACTATCTACCTCTAGCACAACGTGCGAAGTTGATGGATGCCTTATACTCAGTTGCAACAAATAAAAAATATGATGATAAGACTCGCCTTGCGTTAAACTATCAAACACTAAAGGGTGCAGCAAAGTTTGCAGCGTTCCGTCCGTGTTTCAAACGCTATCTAAGCAGTCAGTTGCAAAGTAAATTTTTATACGTCAATCCATCGGAGTGGGACATTGCACTTTTCTTACCAGTTGAAAACTTTAAGAAAGCAAGCAAGTCTCAAGTATGGAAAGATAGTATGTCAATGTTTTAAGCAGAGGGAAAACAATGAATATTGATTCATTCAGAGCAATCACCCACGGAGGATTCCAAAAAGCATCCCACTTCCAAGTGGAGATTCATGCCCCCTCACGAGTGGGTATGATGCCAGGTACAAATGCCGCTGGTCACATGTATGTGCGAGAGTGTAACATACCTGGTCGTAACATGGCAACATCAGAAATCAAATACGGTACTGCACCAACAACAAAGCAAGTCTATAACTCAATCCCAGCAGACTTTACCGTCACCTTCATCTGTGACGCTGGAATGGAGTTGTTCTCATATTTCAAGAAGTGGCAAGATATTATTCATAACCCTATTACTGGTACACTTGCATATCCAGACGATTATAAGGGTACTGTTGTTGTGAGTGCTTTGGATACTTTGGGTTCTGTTAGATTCACCCAAACAATGTATAACGCATTCCCTGAGAACGTTGCGGATATTAGTATGAGTTATTCAGATGACCAGTTTGCTACTTTCCAAGTAACATTCTCATACACTGAATCCACTACGTCAAATACAAGTGGAATAGTACAAGCACTACTAAACAGATTCGGTGGAAGTGGATTGTAACTGACATATATAGTATTGTATAACTTTTATTATTTTAAAGGATGGAGATAAAATGGCATTACCAAGAATTGATTTGCCCCTATACGAAATGACTATACCATCAACTGGTAAGACAGTGAACTATAGACCATTTCTAGTCAAAGAAGAAAAAATTCTTCTTATGGCATTGGAGGGTGGAATTGAAGAAGAGATTCACAAAGCAACACTACAGATTATTCAGAACTGTGTTGATGATGTGGATGTTGATGTACTACCGTCATTCGATGTTGAGTGGATATTCCTAAACATTCGTAGACGTAGTATCGGTGAAACAACAAAACTGAGATTTAGACATACCGAAGGGAAGAACCGTAAAGGTGATGAATGTGACCACGTTCAAGAAGTTGTGGTCAACCTAGAGGAAGTCGAAGTGGTTGGTGATATTAAACCACCAATCATTATGTTGACAGAAAACATTGGCATGAAGATGCGTTATCCTTCAATGAAGGAAACCCTCGCACTTGAACTTGAACATAAAGGGAAACTTGATAGAGTCATGGGAACCGTTGTTCAATGTATCGAAATGATTTTTGATGGGGATGATATGTTCCCTGCGAAAGACAGTACGAAAGAAGAACTTACGCAGTTTCTAGAAAACTTGAATGCGGAACAATTCGGAAAACTTCAAGACTTCTTTACTAACATGCCTAAGTTGAAAAAAGTGATTAATTATAAATGCGATAAGTGTGGCGAAATAACAAAATATCCAGTACAAGGATTATCAAGTTTTTTCGTCTAGTGTTGGACCAAAATAAATTGAAAAGTATGTACGAAACAAACTTTGCCATGGTTCAACATCACAAGTATTCGCTAACGGAAATTGAAAACATGATGCCTTGGGAACG